CTCCACCAGCCGAACCTCTATTGATTATATCATCTTCTAGGTGTTCTAGGTGTGTGTTCTTGACGTTTGTGGTAAAACCTTTAAAACTAAACATTATTCCTCATTTATTCCATTAGTATAATCTATATTCACATATCCATTAACAAATCATATACTACTATTTATACTATTTTACTACGTGAAAAAGATTGATTACGATTTCACTAGATTGTCCCCTCCAAAACTGATAGTATATACATATGAAAACACACGAAAAAGACTTTGAGATTCTACAAGATGAAATTCAAAAAGTTTTAGATAAAGCTGAAATAAAAATGAATACTCTTATAGATGATTATAGTACAAAGTATGAAGATGAAGATGACGCTGTACAAATTCAAACTTATGATTTAAGTTCTTTGTTCAGACAGTTATCTGACTTTGTTGAAGACCATATATAATTAATATATCTTTATAAAAGGTCCGTTTGTGTCTGAAAACTCTTTCTTTGAACCGTAGTATAGGACACTTAACCATTCATCAAATTTTTTCCTTTGACTTATGATTTGGTACTGTTGAATATGTTTTAACGTAACTAATTTTGAGAATAATCTACCTAAAACATTTCTATCTTTTTTTATATTTGTTGGTTCTAAACAATATTCTATAACCTTTTTAAAGGTAACATTTTTACTACCTAATTCTATAGGAGCATCCCAATTAACCTTTTCATTTTCAATTTTAATATCTTTAATTTTTTTATATAAATTATCCCAAAATTTTATTTGACTGTCTGAAAATTTACCATCAGTTGCAATGTTGGCATCCTGTGTAGGTGATTCTGGTCTTGCTAAACCTAGTGTCTTTAAAAATTCATCAATAGCAGCTGAAGCTACTTTACCTAATTTAGCTCCACTTTTTCTACCTAGTGGTGTTAAATCTGTTTGAATAACTGTACTAGGTTTACTATATCTAAAACTTCTTACTTGTACTTTAACTATCTCATCATCTATTTGCGTTTTAAAAGTAAATTCTCCAGTATCAAAAAGAGGTGGTTTTGTAACATCTAAATCACAAAATAATGTGCCAGGAATTATTTTAATATCAACACCTTTTGATCCAGCTGTTAAATTAGACTCTTCTATTGACGCTTGGTTTATACCTCTTTTTATTTCTTTTAATGAAACTGGTATCATACTCTTATTCTTTAAAAGAGTTTTCATATAAAGGTTTAACTTTATTAATTTATCTTGTGGTATAAGACCAGGAGTTTTAGCAATTTTTTCTATTTTTTCTTTTATTTTTTTCTCATTTGCTTTTTTTACTAAAAGAATATCCATAGGATTCCAAGAATTTTGTTTGGAAGGTCCTCTAACATCCATATATCTACCAACAATACCCATTAACCAAGGCAGTATACCATTATCTCTACTATAATTATAATTTTTATTGCCTCTTAAATATCTTTTTAAAGCGTCTGCTTGAAGTTTGTAAGTATCAACCCACTTTGCTGGTACATCTGGATATACTTTTTCTATAATAGAAGTTGTAGGAAATTTACCAGTTTCTATTACAGATTCAATTACAATCCTTGAACCGTTTTCTTGTTTCTTTGTTTCTATTTCTCCTGCCATATTCTCTCCTATGACTATTTATATTGGAATTATTTAGATTGGAAACACAGGTGCTTGACTATACCACCGTTCTCTTGCCAGACTTTATTCTTATTTTGGAACTTCGCTAACTTATCAGCGTCTTCTTCAAAAAAGAATTCTGATACAATAGAACCAGTTGGTTTCTCTATGACGTGCCATACAATTTTTCTACCTCTCTTAACTAATTTCTTTTCGTAAGAAAGTTTATAATTATACTTTGCTGGTCTCTTATCGCCTCTACTGAACCTTACTTTTTGTTTTTTCATATACTTTCCAAATAATAATAATTACATCCTTCACCGTGCATACCATAAACAGGATCATATTTTTTATGTTTAACATTAAAATAATCTTTAATGTGATTAGTAAATACAGACTCACTATATCCAAACACAGGCATAGTATCTCCATTTACAAAAAAAATAAGGTGAGGTTTATTATCCTCCTTATTGAAAACTCTAATAAACATTTTTCCTGAAGGTTTTAATATTCTATGATACTCTTTTATAATGGATAGAATATCTTGTGGATAGTTCACGTGTAAAGCACCAGCGTCAATAAGAAAATCAAAACTATTGTCTTCAATCTCATCTAATTTTCTTATATCTCCAACAAGAAATTTTCCTTTTGGTAAACGCTTTTGAGTTCTTTCTATAACCGTTTGTGAAAAATCTACACCTGTTACCTCAAACCCCTCGGCTATAAGCCATTCAGAATTTCTACCATCTGCACATCCACAATCCAAAACCTTTAAATTTTTTTCAAAATTATAATACTTTATAAAATCAACCACGTGGTCATCTTGTTGCTTTCGCTCCATACTAGGATTTTTATAATCCCAAGGTCCACCAGTTGGGTGATGTTTAAAAAATTCATCCCATTCTTCAACTAAATTTTTCATATCATCTTACTACTATCTATTAATTGTGGTTCTTGTTTTTTCTTCACTACTTTTTTTACTACCTTCTTTTCTTTTTTCTTTTTCTTTCCACCAAAGATTCTATCGTATTCCTTTTTATATTTTGGAGTATTTCCTCTCCAAGCACCATCAAATACTTTTCCTTTAACGCCTACTTTCATTCCCATATTACTTCCAATACGTGTTAAAACTTAATACAATCCTTTCTTTACTTTTATTAATACTATCTCCTGAACCGTGCATTAAATAACTCGGAAACATTACCATCATTCCTTTTGTAGGTGTTATTTGATAAGTTTCTTTTGTAAGAGAAGTAGGGTTTTGAAACACTAACTTGCTACTATTTTCATCTACTTTTAAAAATATAACACCAGAGCAAATTGAATTAGGATGACTATGATAGTTTAGTGTACTATCTTCACCTTGTATATTACACCAAGAGTCTTGCATTCTTTGATTGGGTATATAAACTTCGTTCATAATTTTATCTTCTATATCTTTATGATAGTCTAAAATATAAGCGTTGCCTCCCATATTAACATATGTTGTTTTAGCATTGCCTTTAAAGTAATCATACTGCCCTAAATCTTCTTTATTAATGCTATTAATTAATTTATCTATTTCTGTATCATTTAGAAAATTATATTTCTCATATATATCTATTGTAAAAAGTGTTTTCTTATTCATTGTATATCTTGTTTAATTGTCCCATTATCAAATCATCATATAATCCATAACCCCAATCGTCCTTACTTAAACCAAGTGTAGAAACAGGACGAAACATTATACCAAAACAAGTCATACAAGGGCATCCAGAAATTCTATCAATTTTTTCTTTTACTTTTTCTTTATCTTTAAATAAATCTAATATTTTATTTACAATTGTTTTACTCATTTTATTGTTTTTAAAATATTCTTCTCTATCGTTTTTCGCCAACATATCTTGTTTTATACAATAATTTTGCCACTCAATCTTTGTCATTTTAGTTTTTAATATCTTTGTTCTTAATGCACTTTGCCAAGGATCAGGAAGACCTAATATTGCTTTCTCATTAAGATAATTATTCTCATCTAATAAACCTAAATTTTTATAATGTCTTATTTCTTTTTGTTGTTCTTTTTGCCACACCTTATTCTCTTTCGCCATAACTTCTAAAGCGTCAACTGGAGTTTTTCTTATTTCTTTTTTCCAACCTATTGATTCTGGTTTCTTTAATTGTGATGGACTTTTTCTATCGTTTCTAATCATTATACTTTAAAACTCCTTACGCCTTTTAGTCTTTGTTGTAAAAAATTTATAAATTTCCATCGGTTCTCAACTAATTTACCATATCTTTTATAATGACACAAAATACCTTTGATTCTTTTACCAGCTTCCGCCTTTTTTAAATGAGCAATTAAATGTCTTTTGCTAAATCTATCTGTAATTTTTATTACTTTAACTTTTTTAACTACCTCTTTTTTAACTTCTTCTTTTTTAACTTCTTCATTTTTAAATAATATTCTATCAGCTTTTTTGTCTATTTGATTTAATCCTGTTTCATATATTCTTAAATCTCTATCTTTTTTTAAACCAGGACCTCTAATAAATTTTCTATTACCAGTTTGTTGATGGTCTATTATTTTTACCATTATACTTTAAAGTCTGAAAATTTATCGTACGGATCCACTTCAACTTTTTTCTCCTGGTTGGCGTCTACTATGTTTTGTGCTGTTTGACCTACATCATACAATCTCATTTTAGCTCTATCAACCCCTATAATAAATGACCTATTAATTCCTGGGTCATTATATCTATTCTTCAATTGTTTAATCTTTAACTGACCTAATGCGTCTAAATCATCATTGGATATTATTGCAAACATAAAGTCTGCTGTTGCTGGCAATCCAAAACTTTCTGCTGTATCTTCTAGTCCTATGTCTGTACTCATAAATCCAGTTCTTGTTGTTTGTGTAGCAGAAAACAAAGGTACATTAAATTCTACTGCAAGTCCTCTTAACTCTTCAGCGATTGCCTTGATATAAAAATAAGAACCTATATTGCCACCTTTAAATCTACTTGACGCACATATATTTAAATAATCTATGAACACTACATCTGCTTTAAAACTTTTCTTTAATGCAAGTTCATTAAACAATGCTCTAAAATGTCCTGCGTGAGCAGCGGCAGTTGGATATTCTTTAATAATTAATTTACCACCAGTCTTCTTTCTTATCTTATCTATCTTATTATCATATAAATCTTTTGGCATTGTATGTAAATCGTCCATAGTTACATCTAATAAGTTTGCGTCAATTCTTTCAGCAATTCTTTCTTCTGCCATTTCTAAAGTGATATACAATACATTTAAACCTTGTGCCAAATAAGCACTTGCACAATGACACATAAACAAAGACTTACCTACACCTGTACCTGCCAATGCAATATTCAAAGTCTTACTTGGAACACCACCCTTGGTTGCTCTATTCATATAATCTAAATCAAATTGATATTTTGTTTCTTTAGTATGATACCATTTAAATCTTCTATCAGCGTCATCTATATAATCGTGACCAATATGTTGGTCAAATGATACTGCTAATGCGTCTGCTAGTATACTAGGTATTGCTTCTGGTGTTCTTTTAGTATCTTTCTTATCTAATATTCTAATGCCATCTAATACAGCATTATGTACTGCTCTATCTTTACAAAACTTTTCAGTTACATCTAACAACCATTTTGGATCGGAATCTAATTTAGTTATAGAATTAATATTATCTTTTAATGTATTAATTTCATCTTCATTAATATCTTTTCTTTGTCCTAATTCAATTGAAATGGATTCTTTTGTTGGAAGATTATTATATTTCTGAACAAACTTATATATTTCTGTAAATAAAATCTTATCAGTTCTTAATGGAAAATAATCTTCTTTTAAAAACGGCAATACTTTTCTAGCATACTCTTCTTGAAAGAAAAGATTATTTAATATAGTTGTTTCTAGTCTATCTGAATTATGAAATGACTGCTGTACCATCTTTTAATTGTTGCTCCAATATTTCTATTAATATATCACCAATGTAATTAAGAAAATCTACGTTCTCATTTAAATCAAGATTATTTGGATTCTGTTTGATTGTATAATCAAATTTCATTGGTAATGTGCCATCTTTATTTTCTTCTTTTGCAAATCCAACTTTGCCATAATGATATACGACATCTTTATACTTACCTTCGGTAAGTTTAATACAAGAAAAATCATCACCTTCTCTTTGAGCAAAGGTGTATTTCTTATTCTTCTGATCCGTATGTAAATTTTTGTCTTGCGTGTTCATCTATCTTATCTAATACTTCTTTTGTAAAATATTTATCTGGATTCTCATTGACATTTTTACCAAATACTTTAGAACCATCTGGCATTTCATATCTTGTTGATACTTTCTTAAAGATACCTGCCTCTTCACCTAGTTCTAATAGTCCATAATGTTTGTCCAACCCTTTTTTATAAGTTAACTTGACATCAATTTGAGCGTTTTCTTTTGTTATTCTTGATTTGTATATTTTACAATGTATTATATTTCCAATAACCTCGGTACCCAATTTCTCTTTTCGTTTACCAAGATAGATGATTGTTGAAGCAGCGTATTTCAATCCTGAACCGCCACCCATTTCTTTTTGTGGGAACATTGAACCAATAACATCATACGTGTGATTGGTCATTAACATAGGAACATTTGCTTGTCCTAGTTTAAGTGTTAAAACTCTAAATGTAGATTTGACAATTTGTGACCTTGTCATATCTCTTGTTTCTTTACCTTCTGCTGTGTCGGTCATTTCTTTTGTAGTAGATAGCATTCCTAAACTATCTAACACAAACATTAAAGGTTGTCTATCTTTTTCGTCTTGTTCTAAATATTTGTCTACTATTTTAATTGCTTGACTTCTAAATTCTTGTACTGTTGATACTGGTACTACTACAACTCTTTTACTATCAACACCTCTTGACTCTATCATATCTTTTGATACTGCATTTTCTGATTCAAACAGAACAACGCCTGCGTCTTTGTCTTTATCTAAAAATCGTTTGAGAATACCTAATGCGAAAAATGTTTTACCAGTTGCTGCCTCACCTGCAATTGCTGTAATACGGTTGCCTGGTAACCCACCGTAAATTGAACCTGAAAGAAGAGCATTAAAAGAATAAGAACCTGTATCTATAAATGAAGTTACATCACCTGCTGTGATACCTTCACTTGCTAGACTAGCAAATTCATTTCCTGTTTCTTTAATAATCTCTTTTAGAAAGTCTTTCATACTCTTTATATTCCTCTTCTGAATAATTTAATACATAAAATTTTATATTGTTAATATAACATAATTCCTTCACCGAGTCAAGTTCCTTTGGCAGAAAATTATGACTAATGTAATCATCTGGTCTTCTATAAATCGTTATTCTCACGATACTTTTTCCATCCTAAAGGTATATACCATAGTATAATAACTATCGGTATGGAAATAACAACCCAAAAATGCTGTGGGTGTTTATAATATACCATCATACCAATAATACTTCCTATATCTATAACGCTATGTATAGAAATCCACCAACCATAGGTTAGTTTCTCTATAATTTTCTTTCGTAAATTTCTTAAATAGGAACAGTAATGCCTTGACATAGCAAAACCATCATTGATGATGAATATAACCAAACATAAATAAAAGTAATCCATATTATTATTTATATAAACGCCTCTAACGTCCCTACTCTTGCGTGTTTAAATAGGTCTATCTTCTCTCCAAAGCACCAAATATTCTCAATATAAGTCATTGCCATAAAGACATTCAACTCTTCTTTTGTTTTAAACTTTTTAGTACCTTGTGGTCTTTGCATAATCCTCATACCAATTTGACCTAAAAACTTATCTTTAAATCTATCAACTAGTTCATCACTTGACCTATATCTAGTACCCTTAATCTTTGGATCCATAATATTAACAAACATAAATTTTGATTTACTCATTGTCTTTTCTGCAACTGGAAGATAAAAACTATCTCTCCATTTATCATACTCATTAAACTTATGCCAAGATTGTAGTTCTTCTTTCTCACCGCCTTTATTATATTGTTCAGTACTAAAATAAGGTGGACTTGTAAACGCACAATCTATATCTGGTAGTTCGTTATAAGGTAAATCTTCTGCACCACAATTCCATATCTTAACAGTTTTGTTTTTAAAGAATTTACTATACTCTTCTATTTGTTTTTGATAATTCTTATACGTATTTGGATTAGGGTCGCAACCATAATAATGTGTTGCCTTACTAGCAAAGAAACCAGCTAGTCTATCTCCCCAACCACAACTCGTATCTAATACTGTTTCTGCATTGGTCATATCGTATATTGTTTTTGCAACAACTGGTTTAAATTGTGTTGCAACATATGTACCTAATCTTATTGCTTCTCTATAACTATTTGGTGATAAATCTTTGGTACTATTCACACCTCTCCATAATGCACCTAAACATTTCCATATATCTTTTGCATTACCATTTTTAAAAACTTCAATTGGTGCTCTAAAACTATAACTTGAACAATTTAATCTTAACTCTTGATGAAAATAATTACTACATTTATTATATATTGAAGGAGCGTCAATTAGTCCTAGACCATATTTTGAATAAGGATACTTATAGTCATCATACTTTTCAAATATATCTTTATGACTTTGTTCATTAGGTGTACAAAGTTTGCTAGTATCAAACTTACTTAATTTTATTATATTATCTTTCATAACATCATATGAAATTTTATTTAAAGGAAATTCTGGTCTATGTTCAGCAATATATTCTGATAATAGTTCTCTAAATTTTTCTTTACCTATTTCATCTGTCCAATTTTTAAATTGGATAGAATCCATTATAGGCAATCTATTTTCGTCTGCGAATTGTTTAAGGTCTAGGTTTTTCATTGTTCCATAATATTAATAATAACATTGGTATTATAATACATAAAGCTGATAAAGTTAATGCAAGTAATAATGTCATACAAAAAACGGATTCACTTTCTTTAATCTCTTCTCTATGTCTTTAAAATAATTCTTTTCTCTTTCTATCAAGTAATACTTACGACCTTCTAATAACGCCGCTTCTCCAGTAGTACCTGTACCTGCAAATGGATCCAATACTGTTCCATCTTTAGGTGTAACTAACTTAACAAGATATCTCATTAACTCTAATGGTTTAACTGTAGGGTGTTCTGTATTTCCTTTTTCTTTTTTGCTTGCCTTGGCACAATAGAAAAATCTAGCAGCCGTACCTGTATCTCCTTGAAATGATTTACCATCATCACCTCTTTTTTTATATTCGTGGTCATAAAATAAAAAACTACCTTTTTCTTTTTGTACAGGTGCTTTTGCTCCTTTATCTTCACCAAATTTTCTAAACTCTTCTATAACTTCTTCTGATCCGTCGTGTATAACATTAGCGGGATATCTTCCATCTATTTTTTCTCCTGTACCAATTTTCTTTAAACCTAATTTATAAACTGCCTCTTTATGTTTTTTAGGTTCTCTTCTGTTTTTAGTTGTGTCCCACTCATATCCAGGCACTCTACACTCATCTATGTTTAAACTTTTATTAACACCCTTACGTGCCATTACAATTGGTTCACACGCAGGTTTTAAATAGTTTTTTCTTTTAGGAAAACCACTACCATATAACCATTGTATCATATCAAATATTTCAAACCCAGCGTCTTCTACTGCAACTGCCATTCTATGATAATTTCTAGTGGCAGCAAATGATAAGAGTACTGCACCTGGTTTCATAACTCTATATACTTCTTTCCAAAAATCTTTATTAAATGCTATATCACCACCGTCCCAAGTCTGTCCCATAAATCCTTTTGCCGCTCTATGATAAGGACCATTACGTCCTTCTTTCTCATCTTTATTATTAATGCCTTTTTGACCTGGACCAAATCGTTTAAGTATAGACGCCAAATGATATGGTGGATCAGTTACACACGAATCAAATCTATTATCTTCAAGTGTTTTTAAATGTTCTAAACTTTCTGCGTTTTTAATATCCATATGCCTTACCTAAAAATCTCACTACTAATAAAAATATAATAAACTGGTAGAGTTTTATATTAGTATTCTGTGCTAGAAAACCTCCAAACAATACAGCAAAAAACATTATAAAGTTGTTCATCCTAAAAATGCCTCCAGACTTGCTTTCTTTTCGTGTTCCCAACCTATTGAATTTAATATAAATCTCATAGGGTCTAGGAAAGTTTTCTCAAACTGTACTTCATAATCAATATACTCTTGTAGATTAAACTCTTTTGGTAGTTTAGTTATATAACTAATCACATCAAACTTAAATGGATTTGCTTGTAGTAATTTAATAAACTTAATCTTATCTCCTTCTTGTATATAAGGATACTTATTCTGCAATCCAAATTCTTTTATTTGATGATTATAAATCAAAGAACCTTTAACGTGTATTGGTGTACCTTTGATAAACACATCTTTACCACTACTATATTTTCTCATATTATTACAAGACCTTGGAAATGATATCTGCTCAGCAGACATACTCATAAATTCTTTTTTGAAACCTGCAATGAAAGTATGTAAATCAGATTGTTCTTTTGACATAATTATTTTAATTGCTTCTTTAATCTTACCTCGGCATACTTGTGGAGTTGAAGATTTAATTGCCTCTACACCCATAATCTTTAGTTTAGGTTCAGACAATCTTACATCTTCCTCATCTAATACATTTAACATATATCTTTTTTTCGCAACCCATATACCTTTGTTCGCA